TCTCCGGCTCGAAGATGAACGTCTCTTCCCACTTGACGGTGTCGATAACCTGTCCCTCAAACGCGGTGTCCTTGGGCGTGAGACGGCGAGCATACATGAGCTGATAGCCATGTACGATGAGTGGCGTCTTCATCGTTGCAGCGATCGTATCCTTCTGAACGGCCGAGCCGGTCAGGTACATCTGAACGATCTGCGGAGCCGCGCCGGTCGCCACACCGGCAGACGTTGCGGGGAAGAACTGGACTTCCACCTGGACCTGAGCGCGTGTCTGGTTTTGACCGTCGTCCTTGTACAGACCGTTCGGTGCGATGAAACTGTTGTAGACCTTCGTGATGCTTGGGTTATCCAGGAAGAACGGACCGATGAAGTTACCACCAGTCGTCGCGATGGTCGGAGCTGCTGGTATAACTTCGTTCCCCGTAAAGAAGTCCAGCTTACCCCAGTCGTTTGAAACGGCTGAAGGGTTACTAAGGATGATCTCGTACAGACCAACGGAGACGATGGTGTACGTGCCATTCAGGTTGATAGATCGGACGGGCGAGGCAACATAGAAGGTGTCTGTGTCGCTGTACTCCGAACGATTGTTCACGTACTGAGTGAGCTCGTTCCAGACGACGTTGACCGCGCCTGGATTGGTCAGGTAGATGCGATCAGTCGTCATCGAACTGATGACATAGGTGCCGTTGAAGTTGCGGCTTTCCGTGTCACCGACGTGAGTTTGCTGGATCGTCACAGTGACGTATCCGGTGTATCCGTTGATCTCATTCCACTCGGCAGTCACGCCGGAAGGATTGTTGAGCGCCCAATAGTCCAGAGAAGAGCTGGACGAGGTGAACTGATACGTTCCGTTCAGATCGGTCGAGAAGGCAGCATCTGATCCGACGACAACCGTGGTCGTCGAAGGGAAGTCGATGTCATTGAAGTTGCCGCTCTGAAGTTCAATCTGGTTCGGTGACACGAACCGGACAGAGCGTGCGATGCCCGCAATCGTGACGGTCTTGTACTCGGTCTGACCGTTGATAGCATTCCAGTCTGCGTTGACGCTTGCCGGGTTGCTCAGAGTGAGTACCGTCGACGTCTTGTTGGTGATCGTGTACGTGCCTTGGAAGTTGTAGTTGAACAAGGCACCGGTCAAGATGAAGTTTTTGTTCGCTCGGAAATCTTCGCCGAGATCAATCGGGTTGTCTCCACCACCGTTGTCGAAGTAGATGCGCCCGTTGTCACGGAAGCGTGCCTGACCAGTCCACGTCTCTGTGAACGTGTCCTTGACCATTGTCTTCGTCGAGCCGCTGATCTGAAGTGAGTCGCCGACTTCAAAGTGATTGCGCGGATCGTCTGATTGCCACTCAACATAACCGCCGTTCACGTAGCGAGCGATCGCGTTGACGCTGATGGAACCGGAAGTACCAGTGAAGGTCGCACCAGTTATGGAGACCTGATCGTCCGCGACGAACTTGTCCTGGAAGTTGATACCGACCGAGTTGTAAATGCGGTCAGGGAACTGGAACTTGATGTTGCTCGCGCCGGTCACGGTCGCACTGTTGGGCGGTCGCAACTCCTGTCCAACGACCTGTTCGAGCTTGCGGGCTCGCACCAGCGGCTCCTCAATGGCCGCGCCGACCGAGTAGAAGGGTGCGGAGTTGGTCGGAGAAGTATTCGGCCCATAGAAGGCAGCCGAGGATCCGGGGACGTGAGCGAGCAAGGTGTCAGCGTCGCGAACGTCGTAGATCGTATACTCGCCACGTCCAACACACATATAGCTGACCTCGACCTTCCGGTTGCCTTCGTAGTAGTTGAAGATCGGAGCAATGAGGTCCGGTGTCGAGCGGACGATGCCGTAAATGTCAGGAATGCGGCCATTCAAGCGCGGTCTATTCTCTCGCGACGAGAGCTCATTGTTGGGGGACCCGCTTTGCTGATTGCGCTGCGAGATGTCGGGGATCTTCGGTTGGAGCAGTACCGTGATCGCGACCAGAGCTACGATCGCGATCACGGCGAACACAATCATCTTGCCGGGGTATACGACCACGAAGATGTCACCCTCAAGCGTCTCGAGAGCCGCGACAGAGTGCTCGTCGAACGGGGTGACGTCAGTAGCCTGTGACACATACTCATGATAGATGCGCGCGGTCTCAGGCCACTCCTGGAAGTGCTTCATCAGCGTTGCCGCCACGTTGGACACATCGTCGATCGCGTACCACGACTCGACGTCCAGAGGATCTTCAGTGATGATGATGCGTTTCGGCATTTACAAAAAATCTCACAGAAGTGAACACTCGAAGCACGTTATCGAGGTTCTCGTGAAGGACGCGACACTGAGGCTGGATGTGGAGGATCCGGCCTTTAGTGTATACCCCGGCATGAGAGAGCAGACCAGGACGCTGAAACAAGACCACACATGGGTCCTCAGGGTAGGGAACTTCTCTAAGAACCCTCGCTGCTTCGAGCTTCGGAAACTGCTCGTTCATGGCACGGGTCATATCACGACGAGTAGGCGTCGGGAAGTCCCTTGGCCCGATATCAATACCGCAATGGTCCAGCCACACTTCGCGCGCGAGATCCCAGCAATTGAACTTCCGAAGGTCAAATTCGCGACCGAGATACTTGTCAACCTGGATCACAGAAAGCCTCGCAGAGCCGGGAAGCGGGAGAGCGAATAAATCTCGCCGGTCGATGTCGCGTTGATGTTGGGCGCACGAGCTTCGAACGCGACGCCTTCCTTGGTGAAGGCCAGCCCTGAGACTTCCAGCACGAGCGGCCCAAACATTGGCTGATTTAGATCGTCGGAGCGATAGACCCGGTAGATCAGGGTCGGCTTGATCTCAGGACCCTTCGGATATTTCATGACGTTGTCGAGTTCGATAGGGAACTCTTCGCCAAGATCGCCAAGGTTGATCGTGATGGCATAATCCAGGTCGTCCCGTGCGGTTTGCGGAGACACCTTGGCTGGATAGTAGGTGAAGAACGCGGTGCCACCTGTCTCCAGCTTGACGGTGACACCCTTGACCGCGTTCCGGACGATACGATAGGTCTTGGAGAAGCCTGGATGCGTGAGCTCGAAAGTTTCGAGCTGAGCCACTGAGCTCTTGCTGTTGAGGAAGTATTCAACGTACCGCTGCGATCTCCAGAGATCAACGCCTTCTGGCGTGACGGCTTCACCAGTGTAACCATTCGCGCTGATCAGGTTCTGGATCTGCGTTGCAGCTTGTGCGGCTGTCAGAAGCGGATTGATGGCGATGGCTTGCGCCTGAGCCTGAAGGTTTGGATCCGTCAGGAGGAAGGTAAACGCACTCAGGCTCATGCCAGATCACCTATAGTAGAGAATGCGACTGTAGGATTTCTCGCTGAGAGCATCCGCTAGAGGTTCAGCTTTCGATATACCAAGGAGGTCCCTATGGTGCAAGAGCCCAGAGTGGAAGACCCCGAAATGAGGAAGTCCGAACTTTCGCTCCATGACAACAAGGCAGGGGTCCTGAGGTTGCTCCAGGCTCGTCAGCTTGGCCATAACGCTGTCGCGATGAGCACGGTACGCTCGCACCCGCTCCAGAAACGAACTACCGAGGTCATCGGGCAGGTCCTCCTCAAGATCAACACCTGTGATCCGACACCACTCGTCTCGAGCAAAGGTCCAGCATGTTTTCATCAGCGTATGTTGTCTGGCATGGCCACGTTGACCAGTGTTTGAAGGAGCAGATACGAGTCTGGACCTTCTGATCCGAATGCCTCAAAGGTCGTCACCAGTCCTTCATCGTAAGGCTCATCCGGGACTAGAGGGTCCGCTTCGATCTGTGCCTTGACTACATACCGGTCGCCTTGCTGCGAGGCAAGCTGAAACGTGCGAGGAACGAACCGACAGACATGCTCCGTGAGCGTCGGATGATGCAGGATCAGGCTCATCAGAAATGGTTGCGTTCCTTCAGCCTGAACACGGTAGAATGATTGCAGGTAGTTGAACTCCTCAGGTCCGCACGTCCATTGCAGCGCCACAACGGAGGGGGAATTGATGTACTCTCGACGCAACCGACTGGCACCGCCCAAGAGCTTGACGTGGACGTGACCATTCGGATCTGAGACCGAGTAGCCAGTCACGTCGGGAAGGAGGTTCAGTGTTCTCACGGGAACTCCTCCCCGCCGAAGTTGCCAGGATACACCGGAGCCGTCCAGTTGGGCTGGACGAACGTGCGGCTATGCTCGGCATAGTCCAAGCCTGCATCGCGAGGGACGACTTGAAGCTCAAACCTCACTTGATGTAGGTCGTGACTGACGCGGTTCAGCTTCCACGTCCCACCCTTCATTCGACAAAAGTAGGTCACGATCTCGCGGCTTTCGTTTCGCAGATCAGCGAAGAAGGCTCGGCTTCCTTTACCGATCACGTGGTAGAAGGCCCGGAGGTAGTCATACTCTTCAGGAGTACAGTCGTAGCGAACCTCGATCTTCGTTTCTGCATAGCGAGGCGCAACGCGAGACCGAGAGACCGGAGCGTTAATCCCCTTCGTTGTGATGACGTCGTCTACTCGATCGATCTTGAAGCTGGAGGCATCCGGCAGAAGCTTCAGCTTGGGCAGAGTGCTCGTTGTACCAGCGCCCAAGGGTGGAACGTCGCCTTGAAATGCCGCGACGATGGCAGGAAAGTCAAGACCGGTCGTGTTGCTTTCGACAGTTATCTTGAACTTCACGCGAAAGGAATAACCTTGGACTCGATCCAGCTTCCAGCTTCCAGGAACGAAGCGAACTTCATATTCGCGGAGCGCTGCCGTCTCAAGAACCAGATCCATCAGAAATGGATCGCTTCCGAAATTATTGTAGTTGTAGAATGCTCTGAGGTACTGATACTGCTCCGGGGTCAACGTGAACTGACAATCGATCTGCGTTTCAGAGTCCGTGACATCCAAGCGAGTTTTCGCCTGTCCCCCTTCGATGTCAAGGTTGATGGCAGATTCGG